CGGCATCCATTGCGATGCTACGGCTCAATGCCTCAGTGGCACCCTTGTCGGTGTAAAGCTTAAAAGCGCACCCGACCTGTTGACGCTGCAGCACATCCTCAACCATGCGGTTGGACAATGCGCTGTCTTCATTGGTTACATAAACCGTTGCCGAGCCGTTGCCATCAGCAAAGCCAGGGATATAAGCGCGGAATGGCGCATACTGACCAGCAGTTTGACCGATGGTTGTAACGTCAATCTCGGCGCGGCTGATTTCAAACGACCAGCTTTGCACTTGACCGACGGCAGCGTAATCAGCGTAGTACACCTCAAACTCATTAGGTGCCGCCACGGTGCCATCATCAGTGATGTCATACGCTGCACCACCTGCGCTAGTAGATACCTGCAGGGCGCCGCTAGCAGCGGTATAGCTGATCACGTAATAAGTGGTAGCAGCAGACAGCGAGGCGGGCAGCGTGCCGGTGCCAGCTTCACCAGTCTGGCTGTTGACGATACGGAATTTGACCGGATCGCCTACTTTCAGATTCAGGTACGACTGCACCGTGATGGTATTAGTGCTTGCATTAACGCCAGCCTCACCGAATGTTCCGGTAGTGCCGGCGGGCTTGTAGTACAGGGCGCCGGACGTACCGGACAAAACAGTGACAGCCATTGTTGTGATCGGTAGTGGCTACGGTCAGTCTAAGTATGCCTCAAATGTAGCGGTCAGCTGCGTCTGATAGTAAGGTTCAGGCGATGATGGGGTGACCTGCGCTGGCCCTGTCGCGGCATCAAAGATGATGCTAGAAAACTTTGCGCGATCAAATAGATCCTTGACGCGCTCTGCAATCGTGAAATTAGCGCCAGCACCAACGCCAATCGGCGTATAGATGTTGACGACTAGCGTGCCATTTTGCCGATTGAAACCACCGCTGCCGATCGGCCGTAGCGTGGCATATGCGTTATCGCCAAAGCGGATAAACACCTGCAGCCATGGCGTATTGTTTGGCGGTGTATAAGGTACGTTCTGATAACTAACGGGATAGGCTGGCGCTAAGGCCATTTCAGTGGCGATGCGGCCTTCGATAGCGGCGCGCACGTCGTTATAGGTGCTGCTCATGATTGCTTACCGATGCGGTCTGCTGCTATACGCACCCTACCTTGAACGTCCTTGGCAATGCCTTGAATCCAGCCGCTACGGCCGCCAGGTGCGCCGGCAGTTTGCTTGCTCCATCCATCAGCAAGCCGTTCGGCATAGGGCAAGTTGTTGTGGATGCTATAAACATTGCCCACGCGTTCTTGGCTGTAGCCAATGCGCGACAATGGCGGTGATGATGGGTAGCTGCCTTCAGGTGCAATACCACCAGGGGCTGCATTTTCACCTACCTGCCAGCTAGCGCGGAAGCGGCCAGTATCAACAGGGCTAGCCTGCTTCAATAGGCTGTCAGTTTCAAGCACTGATGCACGCAACAGCTTCTCGTACTGCTGCTGTGCATAGTCTCCAATATCTGCGACCCGTATAGTGCGTGCCATCAGTCGCGCAGGATAAGTTCGTATGTAATCGGCTCATTATCCTGCTCGATTGTAATCACGCGGATTACCTGATGCACTCTTGTGCTAATCACAACGCGATCAGCAGTGGTAGGTACTGCTGCCACATCAGCAGCGGCAATGATCAGCCTTTTATCATTAGCTTGGATCAGGTCATTCACCTCGCGCTTGTTTACATCTTCTAGGATGCCACGAATTACAGTGTCGGATGTAGTTTCAGTTGCGGCACCTGTTGTAGTGCTATAGGCGCTAGGCGTTACCGTGCGGATCGTTACCTCGCCGCCAAACTTGGTAATTACTTGGGTGGCAATCTTGCGTAGCGGGGTTGATAACACCATGGCTGCAGCCTACTGCTTTTTCTGTAGTTCTTGGATCAGGTACTGGCGCAATGCCTTATCAGCTGGCGTTGACATTGGCTTCAGATCAATTTCAAGGATGCGCAACTTGATCTGCCTAGTGTAATAATCCTCTAGCTGAGCTTTTACTTCAGCTGATTTGGCGTAGCGTGTTTCTACTGCAACAGTGGCCCCGACGATTGCGGTAAGCACCGCTAGGGCGGCACCAGTGGCTGTCATCCAGCGGTCCATATATCTAGTCTAGGACGCCTCTAGTGTGCAGGTCTACTGGGGTAGACGAAGTTGCAGTGATTCCTCGTACGCTTTGCGTTCTGCTGCATGTTGCTCGGCAATAGCCGCCTCAGCACGTAGCCAGTCCGCAGTCTCGCCAGGGTCTAAATCAAGCTGCTTGTCACCGCGCTGTTCAATACGCTCCGCCAGCTCCTCCAGCAGCACTTGAGCCTGCGAGGGATGGATGTGCAGACAAAACAAACTCGGGTGGTTGCGGAGCTGGAGCCAGAGGGGGTCTGCCATTAGCTCGTCATCTGTCGGCCCCTCGGCCTCGGGCTCAGCTAGGGCGGCGCGGGCGCGGTCGGCCAGTGGGTGCCGCTGACGGCGATCGTCCATCAGAAGTTGCTGGTAGTGGTCCAGCTCGGCGGCCATCTCGGTGACGAGGGCGCGGAAGTCAGTCATCGAGTTGCTCCAGTGCGCGGCGGATGGTGTCGTAAGTGGAGTCGTCAATCTTGTCTTCGTCATAAGCGTCAACAAGCTCCGCCAGCGCCTGCTCCTTCAAGGTCGGCGGCTTAGGGCGGCGGGCGGTCCAAATATCTTCAGCTAAAAGTACTCGGAGCCTAGTCTCGTCAATGTAAATACGACCCGCTCCATCTCTAATCTCCACAAGACACGCCTCCAGCTCCTGGTCAGCTCCCCAGCGGGCGGCCTGGGTGGCGATAGCAAACTCGTGTTGCGCGTAGGTGCCGTTTTCCCTGTGAACAGAAGCGGAGTGATTCGCCCACTGATGCACCAGCTCCGGCGGTGGGGCGATGGGATGTTGTTGTGTCATGGGTGATTAGTGGTAATGACTACTGGTCTTCGTAAAGCGGTAATTGTTCTAGCTCATTCACGATGTCAAGCACGTCTTGGCGAATGTCAGGAGTGCCCTTGATGCGAACCGCCAAGGCTGTGAGGGCGGCGGCCAAGCAGGCTTCCTGCCAGTAATCAGGGGATGGGCCAGGTCGCCAGCACTCTTCGTAACGTTCACGAAAGGCTGCCACGATTGCGCGGGTGGCGGGAGAGAGTGTCATTGTGCCCTCCTGCTTCGATGCGGACTACAGGGGCCGGAGCCGTGGCCGGAGCCGTAGCCGGAGCCGTAGCCGGAGCCGTCGCCGTAGCCGTAGCCGGAGCCGTGGCCGGAGCCGGAGCCGTAGCCGTAGCCGGAGCCGGAGCCGTCGCCGTAGCCGGAGCCGTGGCCGGAGCCGGAGCCGTAGCCGTAGCCGGAGCCGGAGCCGTCGCCGTAGCCGGAGCCGTCGCCGGAGCCGGAGCCGGAGCCGATTGGTCTAAACATCAATTCAGTCCCCATTGCTCGTTGACTGGCACGCAGAAAATTTCGGCGCCGTCCGGGATGTCAACATCAGCCATTGGACGGATATCAGCTTTGTTTGGATCTTCAATGACTTTGGCAAAGCCGCAGGATTCCCAGCGGAACACCCATACAGCACGGCTCAGCCTGATGCGGCCATCTTCGCGGGTGACGTCGCCAGCAAAAATCCAACCGCGATCAACCACTACAACGGCGCGATTGCCGTTGGGCTTTGCAGCAGGAATAGAATCGGCTCGAATGTAATCGACACCGTTAACGGTAAGGGAAGCGTTAGCTTTTTCAGACATTGTGAAAATGGGTAAAGAGTGATGCCGGGGTTTACGACTCAGGCAAATCGTCGAAAAGATTTTTAGTGTGTCTCACTAAGGAGTGGGTAATTTTACTTCTGGCATTTGCTTCCATTTACCGCACCAGTCTTCCATAAGGATCATTGGCCAAGAACGATCTATAACTGGAGAGTCTTCGCGGCAATCGGTTCCTCTGCGAAACAGACAGTTACCGCAACACTGATCAGTCAAGGGTGGGGCTGGATCAACAAAGCGCACGGGATTAGTCCTCCTGACTACTGAGCGTCAAGGCAGAACAGTTTGCGGATCCGAGCTGCTTCCTGTTCGTAGATCTCCATGCCATCCAGTTGATCGATGCCAGCAAGATCACACATTTTTGCCAGATCCCACCGGAGGGTATCATTGAAAAGGCGTTCATAAAGGAACTCTCGGATTTCGGTTTTGTGTTTGTGCTTCATTAGTGTGCCTCACTTGTACGGAATAGATTCAGCGCTCCGCCTCCTTCTCAAGCATCCACGCGGCGCGGGTTCCGCCTGAGTTTTCGGACAGCCACAAAGCTACTTCGAGG